TGTAGTGGTCTAATTTCCCCGGACACCTCGATAGGTGGAAAATGCATCTATCGAGGAGTTTTTCATGACCACCAAACGCAGGACATTCGACGACAGCTTCAAGCTGCAAGTCGTGAAGATGATCAAGGACCAGGGGCTGACCGCTCCGCAGGTCTGTCGCGATCTGAATATTGGTGAGACAGCCGTCCGGCGCTGGGTTCAGCAGTACGAGGCTGAGCAATTGGGTCAGCCCGGGATCGGTAAACCACTAACATCCGAACAGCAGCGAATCCGGCAGCTGGAGCAGGAAAACCGCCAACTCAAGATGGATAACGATGTATTAAAAAAAGCCACCGCCTTCTTTGCCCGCGAGCTGAAGTAACGTATCGCCTGGTTCGGCAGCTGCAACAGAAGGCTTATTCGGTGGCGTATGTCTGTCGGCTGCTGGGGGTCAGCCGATCGGGGTTCTACGAGGCAAACAGGCGTGCCGACACGCCAGCATCGGTTTGCCCCGTGACCGTGCAGCTCAAAGCGTCGTTTGATGCGAGTGGCGGCTGCTATGGGAGCCGTCCGTTACGTAAAGCGTTGCGCGCCAAGGGTATGGAAATCGGCGTTTATAAAATTCGTCGCTTGATGCGTGCCAACGGCCTGCGTTCGGCTTGGAAGCGTAAGTTTGTGCACACGACCGATAGCAAGCACGACCTGCCAGTTGCCGACAATGTACTGAATCGTCAATTCGAGCCTGAGGCGGTAAACAAGGCCTGGGTAGCGGACATTACCTACATCCGGACCCGCAGCGGCTGGCTGTACCTGGCTGTGGTATTGGATTTGTTCTCACGCAAGATCGTGGGTTGGTCCATGGCCCCGAACATGCCTGCCGAGCTGGTGTGTAGTGCAATGCAGCTGGCAATTGCTCAGCGTCAACCGCCACCTGGCCTGATCGCCCACTCGGATCGCGGTAGCCAGTACGCCAGCGCAAGCTACAGAGCGTTGCTGGCGCGAAATGACATGCAGCAAAGCATGAGCCGTAAAGGTAACTGCTGGGACAACTCAGTGATGGAACGCTTTTTTCTGAGTTTGAAAATGGAGCGGGTATGGCGCCGCGACTACGCCAATCACGCAGAAGCGATACGTGACATCGTGGAATACATCGTTGGGTTTTACAACAACGAGCGGCTGCACTCGAAACTGGGATATCTGCCACCGACCGTTTACGAGCGGGCGATGGCGTCGAAACCACCTATCGAGGTGTCCGGAATTAGTTGACCACTACAGGTTAATCATGGCTGCGCTCTGCGCCGCGATCGCAATCGCTAAGGGGCGCAGCGCAATGGGCTGGTTCCTCCTCGGCTTCCTCTTCGGCCCACTGGCGCTTCTGTTCGCCGCTGCGATGTCATCCGCACGAAAGTCCCCTAATGCGATCTCCCACCGAGTGAAAGCATGCCCTTACTGTGCCGAGCAGGTGCATGCTGACGCCATTCGCTGTAAGCACTGTGGTCAGAGCCTTGCTGGTGCCATGGAGCACCAGCCGATGAAGGATCAATGGCGCGAAGAGTTCGAAAAGCAGGACGGCAAAAAGAATCGGTGGGGTTCATCGCCCAACACTACCGATCAGCCCTGAGCGGCTCACCCGCTAGCCCTGGCTCAGACAGAGCTGCGATCGACAGCTGCGCGTCGCCTCGCGCAGCTGAGTGCACCACTGCAGTCCGAAACGACCTCCAAACCGTCTTTTGACGCGCGCGCAGCAGCCACCCAAACGCTGGCCTCGACGACGCGGTAGCACCGGTGCACGTGCATCGGAACTGCGACACGAAGGGATCAGTTTAAATGGCGACCTTCATGTGCTTGTGAAGGCATTCGTTAACGCAGGAGACCATCTGATCGGCCAGCTCGGCGTATGTCTCCCCGTTGAACTGTCCGACGCCTGGCTTCAGAAGCGACTCACCATCTGAAAAGCGATCGCCTGCCGTCAGTTTTAGATGAGCACGGCACTCGGCAAGCGAGAATTGAAACTCACCCGAAATTTGAACCTGGCCGACGGCCGCACGTCCCCCAATATAGCCATGGAGCTGGCTTGCACCTCGGGAGAGGATGGCGTTCACGTTGTGTCCCTCATCCAGCCGGTAGGTATGACCGACAGGAAGCGAGAGCCCTGTTAGCGCACGATTCAGGTCCGCCACAACCGTTCTGGCGTGGACCGCGAGATTCCTGCGAATCAGGGCTACAACAGTCTCCGTTCCGAAGCGTCCTTGTAACTCAGCGACGGTGTGACCGCCGTGCTTTACGAGTGTGACTTGGTGATCCGTTTGTTCGAACGTCACACCGGCCCTGGTGAAACCCTTATCGCCGCACGCCAGTGCCCTGATCATCGCCTGACATTCGGTAAGAGTTCGTTGCCCAGCCTGCGGCGGCTGGTGGCGGCCACTGCAGCTTCGCCGGCTGATGTGGGTGGAGAGGTGAGTCTCGAGAATAGTCATGCGTTTCCCCAATGAGTGAAAGCGTGTTGCTTATGACGCCATCATCGGGGGAATTTAGTGGTGGCAGAGCCCATGCCCGGGCCTGGGAGAGAGTTGCCAAGCAAGGTGCCGCTAGAGACGCTCGCTGGCGCACTCAAAGAAGCCCAGCTGACCTTTCATTGGCACAAAGGGCAATGGCACCGCATCGCGCAAGATATAGGCCTTCTGGCCCATGTACCACTTGGAGTCCGACCAGTCGAGGCAGTCCACGATCTCAACTGATCCAACAGTTCCACCGCGGGGAAGACTCTCGAATGCTGGAATGTTCACCCCGCGTTCCGCTGCGTAGTCCCGAGCGAAGTCGTATTCCTTCCGAGTCATTCCAAGTGAAGCGTGAACGAGCACGCGGCCGCGGATGTTGGTCCGCCGACTGCGATTCTCGACGTCTTTCAGTTGGCCTGCAGCCGCTTCCCGGGATTCGGGCGACACGAGATCCGGACGGACAATCAGCCACGCCCAAGGCTGGCGGATAGAAAGAGCCTTCATGGTATGAACCTCAACACAGGTCTAACTGCTGCTCGCGGTGAATGGGCCGGGTCTTGGCCGCCGGAGCCGAAGCTCCATGCTCTGCCAGGAATCGCTGGGCAAGAAGGCGAAGGTGGCTTTCACCAATGTCTCGCCGCTCGATCAAGTGCTCACCTGGATTCCGAACGCCCTCTATCTGCTCGCGCTTGATGCCAAGCACATCCGACATGATCGGGTCGCTTCCCTCGTTGGAGATGAGAAAGAATGCTTGGGATGGCTTGCGCTGTCCGTCTCTATGAAAGCGGCCGCAGCCTTGCTCGTGCACGCCGGGGGACCAGTCCAGCTCACCGAAGACACCGGTACAGCAGACGTCCTGTATTCCGTCAAAACCGAACGCAGCGCGCAGGCTGACGATCATTACGCGGCTCTCCCCAGAGACGAATGCGTCCTTCGACCGTTGTTTTTCTTTCGGCGACTCGGTGCCGGTGTACATGACCGGGTTGAAGTCCTGGAGCTTCTCCAGCCAGATGTTGTAGACCTCGCGGTGCCAGCCAAAAAGCAGCACCTGTTCGCCGCTTTCAACGAGCAGGCGAACAAACTCAGCCACAAACGGCGCCTTGGCTATGCCCGTGGCCTGGCGCACCAGCTGGTCAAGCTCACCGGCCGCTTGCATCTTCTCGCCCTTGTACGACTCATTGGATGCCAAGATGGTACGCGCCAGCAGAACTGCGTCGCCCGTGATCGAGGCCAGGACCTTGCCATCGGACTCGATCTCGTACGGAATCTTCGATAGCGCGGGCAGCTCGCGTCCGACCTCAGATCGCGTTCGCCGCAGCATGATGCCCTCACGGCGAAGGTATGCACCGAATTGCTCAGCGTCCTTTAGCTTGGGCTTCTCTGAGATTGTGCCGATGCACCATTCCCGCAAGAACTCGTGATAGTCGCCGAGGCAGTCCGGCACCAAGGGATTAACGACGTGGTAGAACTCCGACCCGTAGTTGTAGATCGGTGTCGCCGTCAGCCCAATGCGTAATCGTGCCTGGCCGGCAAGGTATCCGCAGGCGCGATATATCTCGCTATCGGGATTGCGGAGCTGCTGGCACTCCTCAAAGACCGCGTATTGCACGATCTCCCCAAGCGTCTCAGCCCAGCCGCGGAGCTTGTGATAGCTGACCAGGATGACGTCAGGGAGCGTATCCCAGAGATCGGTAATCCGCTGACGGGGCTGCTTGATGAGGGGGTAGGGCTTGCCGGTGCGGATATGGTGTACACGAAGATTGGGAAGAAACTCCGCTAGCTTCTCGGGCCAATGGTTCGGGAGGGCGGCCGGGTAGACGACGACCGCCGGCAGGTTCTCCGTTTCGGCCATGAGGCACATGGCCGTAACGGTTTTTCCCAGGCCTAGGTCATCAGCCAGCAGTAAGCCACCGCGAATGTCGACCTGCGCGGCTCCGAAACGCTGGTACTCGCGTGCAGGCTTCGCCAGTTCGAACGGCGGAAGCTCGCGCCTGCCCGCAACCAGCTCGGCAAGGCTGCGCTCCATTTCGAAATGCTGATCCGCTTGGTGGTGAAGCGCTGCGAGTGCTTCGGCCGACATGTCCATCGGATAGCGCTGCAGGAACCAAAGTAGCTCTCGGCTGTTTTCAGCGCTGGCGAGCAGGTCGATATGGTGGCCAGCGGATTGAGGAACTCTCGGGAATACTCGCTTGAGCCGCGATCTTACCTGGGGCTCACAGGTGATCCTCCAATAGCGGCCGCTGTATTCCACCTGTCCGTAAATGTTCTGGCTCATAGCGCTTGCCTCACCAGACGGATCATGGCGAATGGCTTCCCCGCCCAATTTGGCTTGGCCTCGAGCGGTTTGCTTGCCCAGCGCTGAGTACTTGCGAGCACCAGCCCGGTAACGTGTGGAAGTTTCAGGTACCTGTCGCATTGACGAAGAGCTGCTGAAAGTGAGCCGTCCACTTTCACCTCGATTACCAGCCCATCGAGCCAGAAATCGGCACGGTTCTTAACGTCCAGGCTGTACTCATTGGTGAAGGGGAGGCCGGCCTGATCGAGCACCTCACCAATGGCTACATGCAGCTGCTCTTCATTGCCATAGCGGTAGCGGTAGCGACACAAGGTGTTGCTTAGATGGGCCAGCCTCATTTGCGCCTGTAGCGCCTCTGTTGTTTGCAATACGGCCATGTGTTCCCTGCGCGTGGAAAGCCGATCTTCAGATCCGCTGCGAGTCGACGAACTATGTATTTGGGCCTTGCTCCTGGATGTGAATCGCGAGCCGGGAGTGGCGCATCTGGAATAGCTCACGCTAACGGGTTGGGAGGCTGCTGCAAGCCGAAAGTCTGGCGCGAAAGATCGCAGCAGGATGGTTGGCAGAAGGGCGCAGGCGCGCCAGCAACTGTTGGGAGGTGGCCGGCTTTGCGGGGAGTGCCATTATGGGGCCCGCGAGCGGCAGGCCCCTGCACGGCGGGCTTTACTTTGAGGCGAGCCGCTTGAGGCTTCGCTTCAACGAAGCCTCCAAACTGCCGGCCCATGTGCCGCCGACCTTCCGGCCATCTCGGCAGTACAGGTTGAATTTGTCGCCAGCCTGTATGCGGTGTCCAACCGTGAATCGGTGCACCTCAGGGTGACCAGTAACGTTGTAGTCGTCGAAGCCGTGCGCGCTGGAGACTTTGCTAATCAGCAGTTTCTGACCCACACGCACCCCGTTCACCGACAGCAGTTCTGCGGTGATCGCAGCTGCGTCGGCGCCCCGCAGTACGCGATCCAGAAATTCGTCCTCGAGGTCACTGTCCTCGAGCGCCCGCCACTCTTCCCCGGAGATCAACTGCTCCGTGTCGTCTGCACCCCTGGTCGAGCGCATGAGTGTTACCTGGGTGGTTTCGCGAGCCGGAGGCCCTGGTTGCCAGACAATGCCGGTCTGAAGGCGGTCGTCGCCGTCGCAGGTAAGAGAGAAAGTGCCTACGCAGTCATCTGCCGTGTGAAGCTGGACAACCAGACGGGCGTCCGGGTTGGCGTGCGGTTGAATGTTTGAAGCGGCCATTGTCTTCTCGCTTGTGTGAAGTGAGGAGTCATTTTTGGTGCTGCCCGGCTGTGGCAGAAGCTGAGGGCAACTGTTGATGGGGAAAAGCTTCGAGCGGCGGTGCAGCTACGCAGCCATCGGCAAAATGCTGCGGAGTTTCCTCATCGCCGACTTCTCGAGTTGCCTGATCCGCTCCGCTGACACGTTGTGTTTCAGAGCCAGGTCCTGAAGCGTCGCCTTCTCGTTTGAGAGCCAGCGCTGGGAGATGATGTCGCGACTGCGTTCATCGAGCGAGGCCATCGCGTCATACAGATTGCTGTTGGCCAGCGCTGCGCTCGTTTCGTCCTCGTAGGTGCGCGCCGGATCGTAGCGGTAGTCCGCGATATTGTGAGCCGGAGCCAGATAAGCCTCGTCGTCGTCTGCATCGGTATCGCTGTCGAACGAGACGTCGTTCCCCGCGATTCGGCCCTCCATCTCGATGACGTCGCCTAGAGTCACACCGAGGTTTCCGGCCATCTGCAGCGCCTCGTCTTGAGAGAGCCATCCACTGTGCGTTTTGTGCTTACGCAGGTTAAAAAACAGCTTGCGCTGAGGCTTGGTCGTCGCGATGCGTACCGTCCGCCAGTTGCGTATCACGTACTCATGAATTTCGGCTTTGATGTAGTGAACGGAGTAGCTCACCAGTCGGACGCCAGCATCGGGATTGAATCCTTTGATTGCCTTCATCAGACCCATGTTCCCCTCCTGTATGAGGTCCGCAAGGGGCAAGCCGTACCCGGTGTAGCGCTTCGCAACCGATGCGACGAAACGAAGCTGCGACAGCATCAACTGACGGGCCGCGTCGAGGTCTTCACCCGTTGTTAGCCGGCGGGCTAGCGCAAGCTCCTCGTCGGCATCGAGGTGCGACAGCTGGCTGATCGCCGAGAGGTACGAATCAATATTCTGGCCTGGAGTGAAAAGCACCGGATTTCCCGGACGCTGTGATATCTGAAGTGCGGGCAAGATCAGTTTCCTTAAAGGGGTTGGCCGCCTGGGCATTCGTCGGCGGCCGCGTGCGACGGGTGTCGGTTAGGCTGCTGCTTCAGTGGAAGCGATCCAGAGGCCATGGGCGTACTGGTAGCCGTTGCGAAAAAGCATGACCCGACCGAGCCTGCTGGCCAGTAGGTAGCCGTCGTCTTCGATTCCGCGAGGCGCGACCGTCATCCCTGCCTTGAAGAACGCCTGATGGGCCAGGTCAGAGGTGGTCTTACGGTTTGCCATGTCGACGAAGTCATCAAAATTGAAGCCGAAGGCGGCGAGGGTGGAAATGGCTTTCTCACAGGCGATGGATTCACTGATCTCCGTCGCAAGGTTGGCTGACTCGCTATAGGTGAGCCCATCGATCCCGAGCAGCTCTTCGGTTTTGCTCGAGGTGCTGAACATGTACCGCAGACCGCCTTCCGTTAAGCTGCAGGTGACGAAAAAGTTCTCGCCGGGACGCGTGACCAAGAAGGCGAATGGAATGCCCTGCAGGTCATAAAAAACCACACCTCCGCTAGTGATCTTGAAGAAGCCGGACACGGACGGATCATCGTGCGTTTGGGTGGTTCCTGGATCTTTTGCAGCGGCGATCCACTTTTTACCCGGCGTATTAATTTGGCGTGTCATGGTGAGCCCTTCGCAATGATTAGGACGCCATATTCATGCCGCATACGGTGTGGCAGAACCCAGTAATCGACTCTTTTCGGAGAGCTATGCCAGCGTGGCTGGGAGCACAAGTGGATGGCGGGAAGGGTCCGGCTCCCAGATTGGTTGTCCTGGCTCCGGCGGTCGGATGCTGATCGAACTCACGATCCGATCGTTTGGCCGGTAATCTGGGCTACAGCTACGAAAGCGATTGTGGCGATCCCCAGTAGCAAAAGAGACGCTCTCCAGCCGTGGAGTGGGCTGATGCCAAACGAGGCGGCGATGGTACCTGCAGAAAAGGCGGCAAGGCTCGGGAAAAGCCTGCCAATGCCCTCACCGAATACCAGATTGACGGCTATGAACGTCAGTATCACGAACGCGGCGAGGCCAAGGCCGCTGGGTGAAGGGTGTTTGATCTCAACGCCTAGAAGCCTCATGGATGTTGAGTTCCCATAGTGCAAAGATTCCGAACCCAGCTAACCAGAACCACCAGAGCACCTATCGGTAATGCACCGATGCTCGCGATGGGTAGAAGTTGCTCCACGCTATTGTCAAGCGCGAGCAGCGACATATCCGCCGTGCTTTCCGGTGAAAAGAGACGCAGCAAGATTAGCCCCAGCGGAAAGAAAATATGCACGATGATAGCTGCGGTGAGTGCGAAAGCGCAGATAACAGCTACGTCGCCGGCGGCAATACCCAGGTTTGGTAGCATCACCGAGCGGTACCAGATCTTCAAGCCGCGGGTGAACGACCCCGGAGTGCACTTCACTTGAGAGTTCGTCGTCTTTGTCATTGGGTCTCCGCCATTGGTACCTAGGCTATCCGCCGCTTGAGCCAGCGACTATTGGTTTGCAGCCGGGGATGTTGGGGTGTCTGACACGACACATACGAACTCCAACAGACCTGATCGCTGGCGCGTGTTCATCTGGCGGAAGTGATTGATAAGCCGAACCTCGTGCAGCGACAGCTGCGAGGTCTCGAGCTGTTCGTCAGCGATGGGCGCCCATGTGGAGTTCAAGCTTTCTTCGAGGCGCGCAACGATTTCACTGTTCATGCTTCGGTGCGAGGTCCTTGCCACCTCAGCGACCTTCTCACGCATTCCGTCTGGGAGTCGAACGACAAACTTGTCAGCGGCACGGCCGTTTGCAACGCTCTTGATCTGGGAATTACTTTTCACGATTCAACCTTCCTGAAGCCACCAGGTGACGTGGCAAAGAAACTGATGGAGGGAGTCTATCTAGACCGTCGGTGCTCACCAGCCAAAATGGGGTGCGCAAAAACAGCCTTGGGGGGCTCAAGAGTTGAGAGCCACCCGACTCGATCTGTTGGTTGTAAGGATGTTGGCGACAGCCACCACGCCGTGGAGGTGAATCACTGACTGCAGTGCCTCTCGGCCGTGATCAACGAGCGCAGTCGCGTCGGGCAATGCCTCGGCATCTTCTGGCAGATCCGCAACGCCCATGCCGGTCGAGAATTCGGAGAGCTTAAGGGACCGGTGCCCTGACACGTTTGCATGAATACCGAACGTGAAGACGGACCCCTCGATTTCATGCTCGAAGGTTGCGTATAGCGGCGCCGATGCGGTGCCGGTTGAGGTCGCGAGGTGGATGGATTGATTCACGGCTGGTGCTCCTGTTCAAATTTTCAAGGCTCAAGTTAAGGCCGCAGCGGGTGTGCCAGAACCAGTAGTCAATGCGCCGCGTGGAAACCCTGGAGCGCTTGAGCTGTCGGACGCCAGCCGACGAGCGCGCAAGCCTCGTCGAAGTTCTCAAGCTCACCGGAAGCCCGCATGTCGTCTGCAAGGACCCGGATCTGGCCTGCACGGGTAATCATCCCCTCGACAGCCTCGTGGATATGCGTGCCGGTGACCTTGGCCATCGCGGATGTCTTCAGGGTGTCTGCAGACTCGACCATTTGAACCGCCATCTCCTCCATGAAGGTGGCGATGACGGTTGCGTTGACCGAGGGGGTAAGCGTGCTCAGTAGCGGCGGCTTGATCATGATTCGTTCCTTTCGTGTTTCAGCTGGCGATATTGAGTTGGGGGGAGCTGCTAGCGCATCCGAAGTAGGCTTCCTTGCACAGCATTTGCGCCGTGCATTCGAGCAGCTCGCAGGCCTGGCGATCGGACAAGCCGTGCACACCGGTACTACGCAGGGTGGCGAGACCGGCGTAAATGGTTTGCGCCTCTGCGTAATTGAGCGTGCTCGATACGGAGACCGGCGAGCCTGTCGAGTCTTCACTGAGGACCTCGACCAACAGAACGGCGCGGCCGGCCTTATGCACACTGAAGCGGACTTCTTGTGGATAGTCGTCGGCGAATCGGGCCTGACTCGGTTTTCGCAGACGCTGCTCGAGCATCGCCTGGCTTACTCCCGCGCAGAGGCCCTGGACCCAGCAGTACGCCTTCTCAGTGCGAGTCACAGGTGCCTTTTGGTAGTAACCGTGCGCGGCTATAGCGCTTTGCAGCTCGAAGTTGGCGCTTCGAATCGCCTGGATCAAAATCCGGTAGGTGGTGGTGAACATTCTGGTTCCTTTGCGGGCGGCTTGGATTGATTTGCCACTCCATAGTGGCGCGCGATCAGATGTGTCAGAACCCGGTCACATGGCACTGGCTAGCTGGGTAGGCATTGGCATTGACCAGTCACGCACATGCCGCAGGGTCAGCGCTGCGCCGGCCGAGCTGCTCGCCAGCACTACGGGTCGGACCGCCCCGATCCCAAAAGCGGTGACGGGAAGGGTTGCCTTGATTCGGGCTAAAACCTTGCGAATGCCTGGAGTTTTTAGGCGCCTCCGAGAGTCGCACCAGCGCACTCCGGAAATGCTTGAGTCTTCCAAAAGGCACTCGATCGCGTAGCGGGCCTGCTGGAACAGCTCGCGCGCCTCCGGTAGCTCTGTGGCTAGTTCAGCGGCAGCAACCTTTGCCGCGGTGTCAGTGCACATCCAGCCTGCATGACCCTCTAGCTCGGCCAGGGTGCATGTTGGGTGCACGGGGTTCATCTCGGCGTGCTGCCAGCAATCGTGGTAAGGGTTGTATTGCGGGGCCGCACGAAGGGCTGATGGCCAGCTGGAGCTCACTCTCCCGAACACATATCCCGGCCCGGTGTATTGGATGACGGTGTAGTAATCGAGTAGGCGCTGAAGCAAAAAGTCAGTAGCCCGCCGCACGTTTGCGCCGGTAATGTCCTCGGTCAGACCCAGCTGAGCGCGCAAACGATGGCGATCGAGCCGGGGCATGGTTCCGGATGCTCGAGCTTGGCCAAGGGTCATGGCGGCTGCCGGTGAGTCGTGCTCAGTAGCGGGTTTAGGTGCAGTGGATGGCACGGCGCTGTCCTGTCTGTTTGAACGATGTGACATCGTCAGCGCAGCTCAGCAGTGGCAGAAGCGCGCCCGCGCCGCGTGTTGATGAGCATTCCAAGCTCACGCATCTGGATCGAAGTGCGCCACGGCATTCGATACCTTCAGCGCAATCTTCTTGACCTGATTTGCCATTGGCAGGCTCGGGATTTCGCCTAGCGTTCGGTGGGCCTCGACGGTGTAATCGACCCGGGAGTCGACAACGTTCTCCGGCGAAACGACCTCCAGGTGCGCCCAGTAGCTGCCATCAGTGCAGCGGCTAAGCTCCAGGTGGCCGCCCGGGAAGCGAATAACAGCGGTAGAGGGTTCTGGGTTACGCGGGTCACCCTTGAAGGTGATTTGAACTGCATCGCTGGAGTGAGTGACTTTTGCGCGAGCCATAAGGCCTCCTTCGTATTGATGGAGGCATCGTCGCTGGGTTAGGCCGGTGCCAGAAGCCTGCATCTCCGTCCTAGATCGGAAATATGGGAGGAGGGTCGCCGCTAAGCGTGATGCGTTGCTCTGCCCCGCGTCAGGCCCGATAGGATCAGGCCTGACTGGGCGCCTTACGATCGCCCTGGTACCGGCTCAAAGCCTGGCTCATCGCCGGTACATTCGTTGCCACAGCGAGGACAGTCAGCGAACGGCCCTATATCGCCGCCGAACAGCACCGGTTCGGAACCGACCCAGTCGCAAACCGAACAAGCATAGGTCCAGCGGGGTGCCGGCACGCCCTGTACCGCAGGCCGTGCAAGCATCGACTCGCTGGCCCCTAGGGGGGACACCTCCTCCGCCATATCGCAAGCTGAAGGCCCCGTATTCCGGGGCTTTTGCATTTCTAGGGCTCGCTGGTCCACACCTTAGTCCACACTTCGAATTTTGCTGCACCGTATTGGTGTAAGCGCGCGAACTGTTTGGCACAGTCCTGCGCGCCGTCTGGCACTTGTTAGAGTTAGCACGGCCTTACCGTTTAGCGCTTCGTTTGGCATCGCGAGCCAATTGAGCGATGCACCGCGTATCAAATCGATGGAGGCACGCGTCTTCGAGTGAGCAAGCTACGTCTATCTCGACCGAGACGAGTTCCGAGCCCAGCTCAGAAATACCAAGAGGCTGTGCCGTGTCGATGGTGATGGCCTGGTTGGTCAGTTTGCAATGAAAAGGTCCGTGAGTTGCCATGTAGTAGAGCTCGATTAAGGGATGGGCCCGTATCGTTGCATCACGACATTCAGCTGGATTGGCCAAAGATTCGTCTCTGGCCGTTGTGAAGGGTTACCGCTTCGGCTGGCCGGTCTCCTGGCGGAGCCGACCTATTTCGGTTTCGAACCACTGCATCGTCTTTAGTGCTTGCGCCGCAGCGCGCTTCTTCTGGTGATGTTTGATGGTTGCTTTGAGCTTACTAAGCATGGTCATGGTCTCGTTGGTTGATGTAGTGAGGCCAGTATGGCGAGTGCTCAGACGGTCTTTTCGAGCGGCTTTCCGAAACCCAGGAGCAGCAGCTCGATAGAGTTGACGGCACTCCGATGTGGGTTGCTAGCATCCATAGATGCTGCTGCGTTATGCGCGCCTGCAGTTCCGAGCGGAACAGCGGGAGTTCCGCTTCGCTGAATGCCCAGGCACTGCAGAACCAGCAGTCGTCTTCCTGCCAATTCCTTCCACGTAGCGCTATACCGGCGCCACCTAGCCAGTCGTATGATTTGCCGAGTTGGTTTAGTGCGGCATCTAGTACGGCGTCGCGGTCGGGCACCGTGAACTAAACCAGCCGGCGGCGCGCTCGCCGGTGTCGGCGGCTACCCAGCGACGGCCGTCACGGTCGGCCCGGCCGGAATCAGCTCGACCCAGTCAGGGGCTGAGTCGGCGGCGGTGAGTTCGGTGTTGAGTGCGAGTGTGTTCATGCCGCTATGGTGGCGGCATGTTAGGAGGGGGGAGTTTCGGGAGGGTTAAGGAATGCTTAGAACGGCAGATCGTCCCCGCTGTCAGGGAACCGGTTGGTCAGCTGGTCCTCGATGGCGGTAGCAAAGCCCTTCACCTCGGCCACCAGATTTTGTACGTCCTGCGCGAAAATGCGGATTGGGGCGCCGTCTTTATCGCGTCCACCTCGGTGGATGATGTGATGCCTGATGATGACCTGCTCCATCAACGTAGCAATTTCCGGTACAGCAATTTTTAGCCCCTGCTCAAGCATCGGCTTTATTTTATCTAGCCGGTGCCAAACCAATTCGCTTAGATAGCTCTCGAAGCGATCTTGTAAATTGGAAAACTCGTCGAAGATCGTTGAAAGGGGAATTTTTTCCCGAGCGTAGTCTTGGTTAGTGGAAACAAAATCTTTCAGAACGTCTTGGTCGGCAGATATCCAGAACGCTACGGTGTCCCACAGATACGCCTCGAGTGCCGTAATTGCAGCCCCGTGAGCGAGCTGCAAACTTAGCTGCTGTGCGGAGCCCGATCCGTTAGCCTCGATCATCGTTGCAATCTGATTCAGTCGATCGGTGAGCATCTCTAGAGGGTCTTTACGGTAGTAGACCCGCATCGACAGCTCGTCGTCGTAGTCTACGCCATAGTCGATGGGCGCCCACTCATCCCCGACCCGCATGTACAGTTCGTTTGTCAGCTCATCTATAACTTCCCCGCCGACGACGTCGAAAAACCGCTCCGGCAGTTCTTCGCCCGGGTCGTATGGCCCGCCATTTATAAAGATGAAGCCACCTTCGCGGCCATTGTACGGTGTCTCGTTGGCAGGGTCCTCGAAACGGGCCAGAAACCAAGCACGCATCGCATCAAGCTGCAGGTCTCTCGGCGCATTTCTGAGCCACTCATCACGTATCTCGATCGGGTAAGCGGCTTCCTTGTACGCCTCGTCCGGCAGGTTGGCCTGGCCGTATTCCTCTAAGTGATCATTCCAGCCCATAGCCCACTCCTACACTCATGTGGTTAAGACTTGGCGTCGAGTATATTCCCACTCGATGCGATCTGCGCGGGTCCGCTGGGCGCGAGTTTCGTAGCCGCAAGACTCTGGATAGATCCTGCCGCCCGACTTGCCAATCCATTCCCATTTACATCCACAATAGAGATCGCCGTTGGTGCTTGCAGCCTGATCGAAGAACACTTTCTGCTTAGGGATGGTCTGAAGTAGTCAGGTATTTCTGGCTGACTCCAGCCCTTGCCGATTTCAAAACGGTGATTCGGCTAAAAAACGATCAAATCATCCCCTCTTTCCGGATTTATAGCCGGCGCGAGCACCTCGCGCCGGCCATTTCCCGCATTACAGACGCACCTCTCCTGCATTCGTCAGCAAATGTCGGCGCGCCATCCACAGGTTCGACAGCGCGAACAGTGTCACCAACTGCGCGGTGTTCTTCGCCAGGCCACGGAAGCGTGTCTTCACGTAGCCGAATTGGCGCTTGATCACACGGAACGGGTGCTCGACTTTGGCGCGCACCTGGGCCTTGGATTTCTCGATCTTGCGCTTGGCTTTGTACAGCGCACTGCGCTTACTCAGCTTCTTGTACATACTGCGGCGGGCCGCAATCTGCCAGATCACCTCCCGGCCTTCATGTTCCGGGCGTTTCTCTACGCCGGTGTAACCCGCGTCGGCGCCGACCATGTTTTCCTTTCCATGCAGCAGTTTGTCGACCTGGGTAACGTCAGCAACGTTGGCTGCCGTCCCCACCACGCTGTGCACCAGACCTGACTCGGCATCCGCGCCGATGTGAGCCTTCAGTCGGGTAAAGCAGGAGTGTTACCACTCCTGCCTCCCCTAAGAACCGTACTTGAGAGTCACCCCTCATACGGCTCAAGCCTTCCAGCAGCCTGAGTGAGACTGGGTAACCTGACGATGCGCTCTTCGGCGCTCAAGGTAAAACGTCCATGCCGGATCGAACGGGTTCGCTGCACTGCATATTTTGATATGCCGCACGATCGAAACACTGGCGGCGGCATACAGCCAAGCGGGTTGACTCATGCCGCGCGCTTTCTCCTGGGTGGCGAAAACCCAGTGCCGTTGACCCACGACACGAAAGTAGCGTTGTTTTACCCAATGGGCACTTTTCATGGCGTGCCGGCGAACTGCCCAGCGCCATAACACTTGCCAAATCTGATGGTCGATCCATGCGAAACGCTTGGCGGCGACAACATGGCGATGATACATGGCCCATCCTCGGATCACCGGGTTCAGGGTCAAGATCAAGTTAGCTTGAGTCGCCGTCTTGTTTGCGTTCGCGATTTCCCGCACCTTATCCAGCAATGCCTTCACACTCTTGCGAGCCGGAGTGATGAGTAGCTTGCCGGCGTACTTGCGTACGTTCTGGCCCAGAAAATCGAAGCCTTGCGAGATATGCGTTATCTGAGTCTTTTCATCAGAGAGTTCCAAGCCTCGCTCTTTCAGGAACGCCTCAATTGCAGGACGAACCTGATGTTGCAAAACAGCTTTCGTGGCCCCTGTGATGATGAAGTCATCGGCATATCGTACGACGTGTATCTTGAATGGCTTACGCTTGCGCGCTGTCGAAGCCACGCTTGCATAGACGACATCTTCCAGGCCATCCAGCGTCCAATTCGCAAGTACCGGAGAGATGATCCCCCCTTGCGGGGTTCCTGCCTCCGTTGCGAACAAGGCTCCCTGATCGACATACCCCGCTCGAAGCCATTTGCGCAGAACCACCTTATCCATGGGTACGTTGGTGAGCAGCCAATCGTGACTGATATTGTCGAAGCAGCCTCGAATGTCACCTTCAAGCACCCAATGCGCCGAACCACGTTTCGCTAGTGCATTGAAGCAGTGTGCGATTGCATCGGCAGTGGATCGCTGCGGCCGAAATCCATAGGAGTTGGGATCTGCACGCGTTTCGGCAACCGGCTCAAGTGCCAGTTTCCACAGCGCCTGCATCGCACGATCCCGCATCGTTGGAATCCCCAGCGGACGCTTCTTGCCATTGCTTTTGGGTATGTAGATGCGTCTCAGCGGTTGAGGCCGATAGCCCCGATGCTGTAACGCTTGTGCTCCCGTCGATTTGGCCACCGGAGTCGACCAGATCTTGCCATCAACGCCCGGTGTTCTCTTGCCTCTGTTTTCCGTCACTCGCTTCACGGCCAACATTTTGCCGCTGAACGAGCGAGTCAGCAGTCGCTGCAAGGCTTGCACCTTGCCCCACCTGCCTTCTCGTGTTGCCTTGGCGATACGGACCTGGAGTCGTTTCACTTGCGACTCGATCTGGTTCCAGTGTTGGGGCCAGGCCGATATGAAGTTCGAAGGCGCACCAGTGCTCGCCGTTGCTTGCGCATTGGGTGCGAGCACTGCCATCTGCTTTCCTCCGTGCAACGATTGATCAGGTTTTCTCGCCATGGAAGACCGTGTGGAAGTCTGCTCGCTTTCGCGCCAGATGATGTTTCAATCTGTATTCACCCCATTACAGGGTGACCTTCGCTTTTTCCACATTCCTTTACCCGCAGCATCAACAGCTTGCTTTACAGCTCACCTGCCGAAGTCGGCAACGCTACGGGCTTACCCTGTTCCGCATGGATTTCCGAACGGGTCGGGCTCCTCGATTTCGCCGGCGGCACCACATCCACGAGGGGCTATCGGTAAGAGCCCCTGCCTGGCCGCGCACCTTTTGGTACAAGCCTGTCAGCATCTTTGGCTTGGCTACTATGACGACGTTTATATGAGGTTCACTTGTGTTAGCCGTACCTGTTCATCCCTAGCGCCTCTCCGCCTTGATGCTGGCAGATTCAGTCTGGCCTCGCGGTTCGACCTACCGAAATATCGGCGGTTACATTGTCCCCAGAGCTTCAGACCCGGCTGTTACCGGCCACGCCTGTCTGGGTAGGGAACGAGTGGTGGAACAGTCGGTTCCGTCGGGCGTTAACCTGCGGAACAGAAACCCATGCGACTTTCAGGTCGCACTGCCGAAGTAATACTGGTTGCCCTTCTTGGTCTGGTGCATTTCCGGGTCACGCTTACCGTCCTTGTTCTTGGTCGAACTCGGCGCATGGATCAGCGTGGCATCGACGATGGTGCCCTGGCGCAGCGACAGGCCCCGATC